GCGTACAGGCATCGCTTACTTTTCCTGCTAATTTTATTATGTGCACAGCGCAGAATCCGTGACCGTGCAGTCCTCAACATAGGCAATATGATTTGGAGTGGTAGCGAACCGGTATTCAATATCAACAGATATTTCAGGATAATATTTTTCAGGAGCCGATTCTGTGGTTACCGTAATTTTTTCGACAATAAGTTCTATAATGGCTCTTTTGGTTTCGAATGATAATTTTTCCGGATCAAGATTTTGACATTTATCAGTGAATTTTTTTAAAAGAGAAATAGCTTTTTCCTTATTTTGTTTTGTGGCAGCAGATTTTCTGCTGTCTATTTTCATTTTTAGGCGTTCCTGTAGTGTTGCTTCCTCTGTGGAAAGCTTTTCAAGCTGACACGATAAATCTGTTTCGGAAATAATTTTCTTTCGATACAGCTCAATTATGGACGTACGTTCTTCTAATAATTTTTTCAAACTTGCTTTGATTTGGTCATGCTCTTTTTTTACTTCGTCTGCAAGTGATTGCTGTTCTTTTTCCGGATTCATGTTAAGGATTTTGTTTGGAGACTTTAATATTTTTATGCAGTCCTCTAATACAAGATGCTCAAGCCAGTCTGCTCTAACATTTTTCGATATACATTTTTCGGTGTTATGAGCCAGATATGAATTTTTTGCATTACATACGTAGTAGGGGATTTTTTCACGTCTGCTGCCTGAATAAGCGGTCCCCATATAAGTACGGCCGCAGTTACCGCATTTGATAATGCCCCGTAATAAGTATTCACGAACGGCGTTTCTCATAGCTGTAATTTGATTTATTTTTAGAGCTTCGTTAGCTTTTTCCCAGAGCTCATCGCTTACTATAGCTGGGACCGGCCTAAGTATTATTTTGCTGTTTTTGTTTGTAGCTCGTTTGCCATATTTGTGGGTACCTTTATAGGTTGTTGATTTTATTATCGATAATACTCGGCTCGGATACCAAATGGACGAAGCATTCTTTTTACGTTTTCCGTTAATGCCGTTTAAGTCATAACGGGTAGGGATATTCAGTGCATTTAAATAATCGGATATTTTTATTGCGGACATTTTTTGATTCCCGGATAAGTCAAAAATTAACTGAATAACATCGGCTTCAGATAAATTGCATCCTGGCATTATCTCATCTGAAATCTGCAGCTGTTTATCAACAACATGATAACCAAATGGGACGATTCCTCCGAGCCAGTTGCCGAGTCTGGCGGCACGTTGGGAGCCGGCCCACATTCTGGATAAAATCGTGTCACGTTCTAATTCCGAGATCCCTGCTAACGAAGTAAGCATAAATCTACCGGTCGGGGTTTCGGTTTCTAAAGGTTCTGTCATACTACGGATACTTACACCAAGTTCTTCAAGATCATGTACTGCGTTGAGAATTACACGTACTTTACGGCCAAGACGGTCGATTTTGTAAAAAAGGATTGTATCAAACTTTTTTTCTCTGGCATCTCGAAATAAACGGCTACCTTCTGGACGTGCTTCAACAGGTATTGTTCCGCTAATACCATCATCACAGTAATAGTCGAAAACTTCTAGCTGATAGAGATCTACATATTTAGCAGCGAATTCTTTTTGGATTTCGATTGTTCCACGTTCAGCTTGTTCTTCAGAACTGACACGACAGTAAACAGCAACTGACATTTCTCATCTCTCCTAAAACGTATGTTTGTATAGAGTAAGGTGAAATATGCAGCTCTTTTGGAGCTGCATATTTATATAGGAAATTCTACATTTCCAAATGGCTGGATTATAGTGTTGTTACTACAAAAAAGTAATTCTGTTTCTTTCCGTGTTTTATTGGCAAAATACTGTAATTTATATTCATAGATATTTCTATCGTTATAAATATTTTTTATTTCATTTGAATTATCGTATGTGGCAATCCATTTGAAATTATCCATAGATTTAATTGCGACAGAAAGATTAATATGATCTTGGTGAGTAAAAAAGTTTTTATATAAATTTTTTCCCTGTCTATAATATGGAGGATCAAAATATGTAAAAAGTGAAGAGTTATCCATATGAGCTAAATGTCTACTAATGAGTTCAGAAGCATCTAAATTGAATAATTGAATTTTATTTTTATGTTCAGCAATAGCTTGTATTTTTTTGATAAGTACTGTTTTTTTAAATCTGCAAGAAATATCATATATAGATTTTTGTTCAAATCCACCAATTGGTCCACCAGTAATAATTCCAGCTCTATTGGTTCTATTTAAAAATAATGTTGCAAAAGCTAACTCAATACAATATTTAGAATTTATACTAGCATGACTTTCATAAATTTTTTTTTGCTTTTTCCACTCATCAATTGTTATTGGAGTACAATTGATTTTTTTTATAAGGGTAGAGGTATCATTTAAAATGGCATGCCAAATCGAATAAACAGAGATGTCAAAATCATTTAGTATAATAGAATTGACACTATTTTTTAAAAGGAGGGAAATAGCAAGACCAGCTCCTCCACTAAATGGTTCACAATATGTTACATTATGTAATTTATTGATATTTATAGTATGGTTAACAAAGTCGTATAACTGTGTTTTTCCTCCTGGGTAGCGAAGTGGAGAAAGAGTTAATGCCATAGTTTCACCTCCTTATAGAGCTAATCTCTATACTGATTTCCTCTAATCTTATTAAGTAAATATGATAGTTTTTGGTCAAGATCATCTAAAAAATTGACTAGTTCATCTTTATATTGTGGGTTTTTATAATGATAGTACAAAATATTACTATGTTTTACAAAATCATATACCTGCTCAAACTTATTCTTAATATTTTTTTTTGTAAGATCATCATTGATATTAATGTGTTCATTAACAAATTGTGGCGTATTTAATTTTAAATTTTCTATGCCATCTAATTGCCTCCAAAAATCATCAAATTCAGATTCATTTTTAAGATAAAAATCTACGAGTCGATATAAATAAAATTCTGGGCAAAATTTTGTTGGTAAACACAGAGTATTGTTTTTCATTTGGTTGTTTCCATGCTCTGATAATTTATAAGTGTTGCCAGCAGAAATAAGTTCTTGGCTGGCATTAGACCAATTAAATTTTTCTTCGTTAGTACATGATGCATCTCCATCCAGAATAATTAGGACTGACTTAAAATAAGAATCTTTTTCAGGCAACCTTAATAATGATTCGCAACCTAAGGTAATACCGACTTGATTAGTTTGTGATATATTACTTAGCAAGCCATTATATGTTTGAAAGCCGTCGATTTCGTCATTTACTAGTAATTCTAATACATCTCTTAATAAATTGAAAGTTCGTAATCCAGCCTCATCTTCAAAATAAATATTTACTTGTGGACGTGATAAAGAAGTTGAAGAGAATAAATCACGTTTAATATGATCATAAGTAATGTTTTCTTTAAAATATGGACGAGTTATATTACATAAATAACCAACAGAATAGTCAGTGTTTGATTTTTCATGAAGCTTAATTATTTCTTTTATTACAACCAAAGAATGAGAACTTATTATAATTTGTAACTTAAGTTCTCTTGATACTTTATCAAGCAAAGAAATCAATCTTTGTTGGGCATCAGGATGTAAAGAAATATCAATTTCATCAATACATAAAATACCTCCCTGATAGTTCTCATCTATTTTTGAAAGAATATAGAAACTTAGAATAGCACTAATTATACAACTTAGATTGTCTTGTCCAACTGATTGAGATAATGGCGGAGTTGAGTTTATAGGCAAATAATATGATTTACTTGAAGTTAATTCTTTTTTTATTTCAGAGAACTCATTTGATGACATAGCAATAGAATTATTAAGTACTGAATTATACCAATCACGATATTTATTTAAGTATTCTTCAGGAAGATTTCTTTTTGGAATACTTTTTGCTTGACTTTCTTTTAATGGATTAGATCTCGAGATGCTTAAGAAAATTGTAGGTATTGGTACGCGGGCATCGGCGCCTATGTTAGTACGGTCTTTTAACTCTTTAATAGCTTCAGCTTTAGTATCATAATTATTTTCGAAGTTATTTGTACTAGGAATGATTCTTATACCACGTTTACTTACAATATCATTTTTTAAACGTAGATTTTTATAAAATGTTAATGTATTTTCATTATTGTCGTATTCATATTCTAAATGAATAGAATAGTTATTAGCAAGTTCATTAGGATATATATAAAAATATTGGTCAAATTCCGGCTGAAAGTTAGATCTTAGTAAATGTGGATCCTGGATACCTTTAGTCCCAGAACCTGAAGATAGTAAGGATAACAAATTTGACTTTCCTACGCCATTTTGACCACTAATTAGAGTAATACGGTTTCCAATGTCTAATTCCAAATTATGTAATTTTCTCCAAGACTTGATATGAATTTTTTTTAATTTATACATAGTCCTCACCTACTATAATTATAAAAAATATTAATTATTATAGCTATTATTTTCTTTTAGTTGTTTTCTAACGTCTTTTTCTTGAAGTTCTTTATAATTGGTTTTTGATATAACTGTACGCCCTGTTTTTTTCTCCAGCGCCTTACGTGCATCACCGGCAATTTTACCGCCAGCTTTAGCTGCAGAGGAATTTTCTTTCATACCGTAAGCATCATGTGTTTTCGCTATCTCAGTGGTGGAAGCTTCACCAAGAGCGGAGAAAAGTAGTTCCAGGTCAGTCATATGATCTCTTAAATTCTCTGTAGGACGGTCAAGAGATTTTAGCTTTTTATATTCTGCCGGTGTGATTCCGAAGGTTGCTTTGCTAATTTCTGCGGTAAGGATAGCGTATTCTTTTCCTTCTTTGATTCCACGCTTTTTCCATTCATCGGTTAACGTATCTCGTATTGCTATGCCACGAATACGTTGTTCTATCCATTCATCGCTGTACCCTTTAGCTCTATAGGTATCACGAATTCGTTTTTGAGCCAGCTCCGGGTTTTCAATTTCGGCGATTCGTTCGCTACCTACCTGTGCTAGCCATTGTTTAAATGGTTCTGCTTTTGGAGATGGAATGGATTGAATAATGCGCAGCATATCTTTTGTATTAGCAACGTCTGTAAGGCGCATTTTGCCGTCTGCAGCTTGCATTTTCAACCTGTGACAATTTGTCACGGTTTCATTTCCTTCCGAAATCAAGCGTTGTTTTAGCTTTCTCCAATAAGCAGAAGGATCAATACTGTCTGTTAAAGCACCAACTACGTCAATAACAGAAAAATACCATTGCTGTTCTTCTTCGTTCCATACAGAACGTATTTGCTTAGATTGAAACAACTTTATGTTACTCATACTTTGCTACTCCTTATGCAAAATTGCATGTTGCTTTTTATTCTAATTTAACTTGATAGTTCTAATAGTATTTCCTTTTGGAGATAATTCTGCAGTGAAATTTTTTTTGATTTTGGCTCCATAAGCATTATTAGCTCGGAGCCAACCAGTAACAAATATTTTTTCTGGAGTTTTTTCATATTGCCATTCATTAATATTTGCAAATTCAGCTGAACTTGGATCGTTCAAATTGCTTTTTATTGCGTTTTCAATATTATTTTGAATATTTTTCAGTTCACTGTGTGTTAGTTCATAATCAGAAATATTTAAAATTATTTTACCGTTTCTATAAATATCTTTTCCTGCCCAACGCAGGCATATTAAATTGTTATCTTTAGCGTAAGCAATGACAGTACCTCGATCTGTTTTAAATCTCCATGCTAAAGAGTCAGAGCCTTCTTCTCCATTTAAATCAGGATCATAATTATCACTGTATGTGGAAGTATTCATTTTATCTAATATTTTATTGATTTCATTGTAGGGCGGTAAAGGATTTGATTTTGTTTTTGGAGCTATCAAATTTCCAAGAATAATTGCTGCAACGAAGAATATACCAAGGACTTTTAATCGACTTGGATTTTTTAAAAATGGTAGGGCATTTTCAGGTGAGATTAAACCATAAACAACCCAAACCAATGAAGAACTCACTAATAAAAGAAAAAGTATTTCCATTAAAAATACCTCCTGTTATAAACTTAGGATTATATTCTCACAACCAGCATAAAGAGCAATCATTATACCTATTACCAAAGCTGTAAGCAGTGCATATTCTTTGACTGATAATGATTGTTTATATTTTATTGCTCGGTAAATACCTTTGGCACAAATAGCGCATAAAACACCAAATAGAAAAATTGCAAATAAAATATTAATCATTGATTTTCATCTTTTTGCTCTTTTGGAGATCATAGGCTGAATTCATAAATTTCATTATAGTTTCACCCCAGGTCCCTGGTATTACTGATGTCCATAGATTTGATGTTTCTCTTGTGTATATAACATCACCGGAAGAATTATAGATAACCTCAGATAATATTCTAAGTTTTCTTTTGTCTAAATTGTATTCCCAAAGGCTTTTACTAGAATTATCATCTTTTGCGGTATAAGTTAGAATCCATACTCTAGTTATTCTGTCAGATAATTCCTTTTCGAATTCCATTGTTTGACTATCTAACCAAAATCCAATTTTATCATCAGAGCCAATCCAAAACCATCTATCAGGATCAGGCTGTTCAAAAGCACTGCAGATGGAAGAAACTGATAATACTAGAATAAATACTAACGCCAGTATCTTTTTCATATGTCAGGACCTCCTGAATTTTTGATTATCTTACTTTATTGTTAATTTTACAAATTGAAATGTTGGCCATTAATGATTACATCGGTAACTGTTTTACCGTCTGGACTAAAAGTAAATTTGAAATTTGTTCTAATGATGGCTCCAAATTGATTTTGTGAATCTACAAAGGATGATACAATTATTTCTTTTGGAGTCTTATAATATTTCCAATCACTAAAGCCTGCAAAGTCAGCTGTTGCAGGTGATACTAAGAGTTGCTTCATTGTATCTTGGCAAAATAATTGATATTTAGTCATTTCTGATGATTTCATGTAAAAATCTGAAGTTTTATAATTTAATTTGTTATTTGCATACATATCAAAATCCGCATAACGAATTGCTGTTACTTCATTACCAGTTATATATAAAATTATATTTGATAAATTATTTTCTTTTATGCGGTAGCCTTTTGTTTCAGGATTGTCTTTGTATTCATCCAACATTTCGTCATGTTTAATAGAAGGATTCTCGATTTCGCATTCATTAAAAAGTTTTTCTAAATTGTTTGCTGCTGCTGGTGACATACCTGTTATTTCACTTATTTTTTGCGACTCATAACTTTGCTTTATTTTAGTAACAGTGGTTGTTTGTTTATCAGATGTATTTATCGAATTTGTGCCAACTTTTTCTAATGGTGATATGAGAACACCAATTACAAAAAGGCATATACAAATAAAGCCTTTGCCTAAATAAGCAGAAAAAGGTTGTTTTTTCAAAAGTAGATATATTGACTTTATAGTGAAATAAGCACTTGCTGGTAATAAAATAAAAGTATTTATAATTGAAAATCCAACTCTTACATATGAAGAAAAAATAAAATATATAATTAAAAATGAATAAAAAAGTTTTTTGTTTTTGACATCTGACTTGTTTTGCAAGAACTTTTTCCCAAAGTATATTGCTATAAACATTATCAATATTACTAAACAGTCAATAACTCTTATATTGTCCATATAAAGTCATCTCCTATATCTTGTTATTGGCTAATTAATTCGTTTATTATTTGGTGAACTATCATTGGATCTGGACGGCGATCTTTTATCAACATATTTAGCTGATCGCTATCAAGGTCATGGTTGTATGATAGTAGGTGGATTGCAAATTCATTGGCTTCATTCTCCCGGCGGCAGGGGACATAGTAAGGTTTATTAGTGCTGAGATAGTAACCATAACCAGAATGCAACCGTGCATGACCAAGTTCATGACATAATACTATATGTTTTTGAAGTTCTGATAAATTTGCATTTAAAACAATACATTTACGCCTTAGTGGGCGAATCAGAAAACCTCTGATTGCTGATGGCAAATCCAACTCATAAATATCAAAGTTTAAGCATTTGGCAAGCTGGTAAGGATTCGCTGTATCATACTTTAATATGAGATTTTCGACACGCAATGATATATTGAACATGTAATTTAAGCGTAACCTTATTTTTTAGGGGAACGCTTATTTTTTTCTTTTGCTTGCCAAAATACATATTCAAGAGCATTTTTTAATTTTTGTCTATCTTCTTCATCTAGATGATGTACTTCTCCATCAAACATTACTTCGGTGTTTTCAAGAAATTTCGTTAAATCTTTGGGCTGCTTTTTTTCAGGTTGAGGTGATGTTCTACCTAATAATTCATCTAATGAAATATTAAATATGTTGCAAAGAGCAACTTTTATATCATCACTTGGACGTCTTTCATTTGATTCGTATTGAGACATTGTACTTTTGGCTATTTGCAATTTTTCAGCTAATGCCTTTTGAGATAATTTTGCCTTTGTTCTATAGAAATATATTCTTTCACCAAGAGTTTCCGAATGATTCATTATTATTCACCTTCTTTTTGTAATTCGCTTTTTGCGAATATTATAGCATTAATATTTGCTAAATGAAAATAAAATCACAAAACGAGAACAAAAGACTTGACAGTTCGCTAGAAGCGAATTATAATACGAGTAAAGGTGGTTCGCAGTTAGCGAACAGAAAGGAGGAGAACATGTCAATCGTTGAAGCAAGAATGCGTAGAGGGCTATCACAAAGAGATATGGCTGATTTGTTGCACCTGCCATATAGTACATATAATGAATATGAAACTGGTAGAAAGACGGTGCCTGCTGAAATTGCAACAAAAATTTCGGAAATAGTTGGTGAGCCTGTGGGTTCTCTTTTTTTACCCGTTAGGTTCGCTGTTAGCGAACAAAAGAGTGAGGAAGAGTGTGAAAATAATAAAGATTCTGCATGAGGTGTTAATAGTGAACAAAAGATTAGAAGAAGTTGAAGCTGAAGGAAAAATAATTCCTGCACTTGGAAAAACTGTTGCTGATGTTAGGCGGGAATATAGCAAGTCAATACTATACTTCTTAGACGAAAATGACTGGCCAGTAAAATTTGTTGTAACTTTATCGACACTTGTAAAAAATTTGAAGGTGTTACTTGATGGTGAGATTGTCTATGTATATTTAATAGAACGTGAGGGATAAAAGATTATGGATCTGAGGTTCACACAATTATGTGTTTGGCAGGGTGTTTCGTTGGGAAACGATAGATGAAAGCGTGTGAGGTGATTGTTATGGAATCAAAATTTAATCAGCTATGTGTTTGGACAGCAACTACGTTAGACGGATATAGCAAAGAAGACCTTGAACAGTTTTTTTGGGATGAATTTAGTTGCAGAATAAAATTTGCCGAAGAAGTTGTTACATTACCATGTTTAGAAAAAAATGAAGAAGGTGGAAGGCATGACCTGTTTTTCTACGTTCACGATGATGATATTGGTCGATTTGCTGTCAAGCGGCTTCTATATGGAATACGTTGGTGGGAAGACGTTCTTGGCAATGGTAACGGATATCAATATTCAGAAGATACCCTAAAAAAGTATCAAAAAACTTGGTAAAGCAGGATAGAAAAAGAAAGGAGTTTTAATTTGAAAACATATCATAAAGACTTTTGTGGTGTTACTGCTAGTGTTACAGATAAGGTCGATGGAACAGCTCGGTTGGTTGTATGTGATCAGTATGGCAAAAAGGTTAAAGATTCTATCCATAAAAACAGGGCTGCTGCACTGGTAGCCTGGCGTAGATTTTGTGCATAGACGATGAAAGGTTTGTAATGAAATATGGTGAGAGTTTAATGGAAAAACACATTGTAAGTAGAAGCGAGATTTCTGTCGAAAGACATTTTGATCACAGTTGTTCGCTGTCGTTAAATGCAGTAATGAAACTACTTCAAATGCTTGATAGAGATATGGAGAAAGGAGATGAAGAAAAATGTCCTGCCCTGTCTGTGGCAAAGAATTCGGCGGCGAAGAATACATCTTTATATGGGATGATCTTGAAAAACAGAGCGTCAGGATCTGTGGAAGTTCAAAATGCATTCAAGCTTTTAAATGCGAATTGAGAAGACGTCACCGCCATAAAAACGTTTCATCTAAAGAAATTTTATCATGAAGGAGGTCTAAAAATGGCAATTAATACAGCTAATCCTTATTTACAAGCTAGATTATTTAGCCAAATTGGACGCATTCAGGCTGCTCAAGAATTAGCTTTGGCAGAGAGTACTCTGAAAAATTATGAATTAGGTTTATCGCCGGTACCTGATTCAACGGTTTTAAGGATGTCTTATCTTTATCGTACACCGTGGTTAAGAGTTCAGCATTTGCAGAAAAATGTAGTTTTCTGCGATATTTTTGGACTGATTCCAGAAAGTCCAACATTAGCTTTTGGTGTACTGCAAATGCAAAAAGAAGTTAGCGATGTTGTTGGAGTTTTACCGGCAATAATTAGTGATGTTGTAAATCAATCAAGAGTAAGTTCGCATTTGATAAGTGAACTTAGAGAAGCAGCTGTTGCTTTGCTTAGTATTTTTGGGCGAGAAACAAAAAAAGAAACCGCCTGTGCTGGTACACAAACGGTTTCTAGGGGTTAGTAGACAATTATGTCTAAGGTCAAGTCAATTATAGCACATTATGCGATCTTTGCAAGAAGGAGGTTGCGTTGAAAAATTACTGTGATGTATGTTCTGCAGCTATTGAACCAGTTACCGAACTGAAAGTATGGAACGCAGAAGAGAAGAAGATTTATCGTTTCTGCAGTTTTGAATGTTTAAAAAAGATGCAGAAAAAGAGCAAAAAACGTAGGAGGTAGTTGTATGGACAGGGATATAAAACAACGATGTGCCAGATGCGGAAAGGCTATATCTGATTGGCATTATGTCAATAATAAGCCTGTATGTATCGATGATCGTTTGTGTTATCGCCGGCCAAATAGAAAATATAGAAAGCAAAAATCTAAAAATAAGGTTTTGGCAAGAGTTAAATCTAGATATGGAGGTGAACTGTAATGAAATACCTTATTGCTTTGATTGGTGTTATTTTGGTGGTTTTAAGCATTGCCAATTCTGTTGATGCTGTCCAGCCTGAAGCGCAGGTAGAAGTAGTTTCTTATACTGTGCATCATGGAGACACTCTTTGGTCTATTGCTAACCATTATGCGCCGGAACATATCAAGGATATAAGAGAATTTATGTGGCAGATTTGCCAAGATGATCGCAACCAGAATTTGTTTAAAGCTGGTCGTCTTTTACAACCAGGAGACCATCTTTTAATACCGTTAAGTATAAAAAAATAGACGCCGTGTTAGGGACGCAGCGCCTATAAAGTGAAAAAACATAGAAACGATATGTTTCTGCCCAAGTTTTATTATAGCATATCGTTTCACTGTTTTCTATAATCATTATTTTAGAAAAAGGAGCAATGAAGTATGACTTATAAGACTTGTCCTAAGTGTGGGGCGAATTTAGACGCAGGAGAACGATGCGATTGTGAAGATGTGGAGCTGAGGTGTCAATATTGTGTTCATTGCTTGCCTATTGGCGAAGGTGATCATATTTGTTATAAAAATGGAGTTCCGGTTATCGTTTTGTCGGAATATGCTCCAACCGAAGATTATTTGTATTGTAGAAGAAAGGACAGATAAAAATGGCAAAACTGATTATGACTGTTGAGGAAATGCAAAATCGTAGTAAATGGCTGAAAATGCGTAAGGCTGGTATTGGTGGTAGCGAAGCTGCTGCAATCGTGGGGCTTAATCCGTGGAAGTCGGCTTTTCAACTTTGGATGGAAAAGACAGGGCAGGTTGAACCGGAAGATTTGAGCGATAACGAGTATGTTTATTGGGGCAATGTATTAGAGCAGGCTGTCGCTGATCGTTTTTGCGAGCTGACAGGAAAGAAGGTTCAGCGCCGGGGCATGCTGCAGGATGACGAATATCCGTATATGCTTGCCAGTGTTGACCGGATGGTAGTTGGTGAGAATGCAGGTCTTGAGTGTAAGACGACTAACGCCTTTAACAGTAAAGTTTGGGCTGATGATGAGCTGCCAGATAGTTATTACATCCAATGCCAATGGTACATGATGGTTACTGGTTGTGAGAAGTGGTATATCGCTGTATTGATTGGTGGAAATAAGTTTATATGGAAAGAAGTGCCACGTAATGCGGCCGACATTGAAGCGTTAAGAAAGGCTGCAGTTGATTTTTGGTCAATGGTAATCACTAATACTATGCCGCCTGTAGATGGAAGTAATGACTGCAGTAATGCTCTTGCTGATAAATTTCATGGAGAAAGTGGTAAAACTATTGATCTTCCGGCCACCGCTAAGGCGTGCATAGAGCGGCTACGGAGTATTAAAGAGAGTATCGGTAAACTTGAGGAACAAAAGAAGTTAAGTGAGAATGAATTGAAATCAATGTTAGGTGATGCTGAGGTTGGCATTATAGGTGAAGATAAGGTTACATGGAAAATTCAAGCGGGAAGAGTGACTGTTGACAGTAAACGATTGAAAGCAGAACAGCCTGCAATCTATGAATCATACAGCAAGATTGGAAATCCAATCAGAGTATTTAAAGTTGGTTAATTATAAAGGAGCGTGTTTAAAATGGCAAATACAAGCGGTGGGTTGTTATCTACAGTAAATAAATCTAATGAAAATAAAGATGTACAGAAAAAGAGCATTGCTTTAATTATGAACGAAATGCTTGATAGCAATGGTATTAAGGCAAGAATCAACGAATTGCTTGGCAAAAGATCTGCACAGTTTGCCGGTAGCTTAGTTAGTTTAGTAAATGCTGACGCAAATTTGCAAAAGGTGTTTGCACAAGCTCCGATGACTATTATTCAAGCTGGACTTAGAGCGGCAGCTTATGATTTGCCTGTCGATCCAGGTCTTGGATATGCATATATTGTTCCATTTAATAATACAGTTAAAGATAAAGATGGAAAAGAATTTAAACGTATGGAAGCTACTTTTATTATGGGTTATAAGGGTATGTATCAATTGGCCATGCGTACAGGTGTGTATAAGAAGTTAAATGTTGTTGATGTTCGTGAAGGGGAACTGAAAAAATATAATCGATTAACAGAAGATATCGAAATTGAATTTATTGAAAATGAAGATGAGCGTGAAGTTAAACCAATCATTGGGTATTGTGGATATTTTCGTTTGGTAAATGGTATGGAAAAAACTATTTATATGACGGTAAAAGCATTAGAAGCTCATGAATTGAAACACCGAAAAGGCAAATATATGGGCAAGGGATGGCGTGATGATAAAGATGCTATGTGTCGTAAAACCATTTTACGTAAATTGATTGGTAAGTGGGGTGTTATGAGTATTGACTATCAATCTGCATCCCCATCCATGATTGCTGCGGCTGAAGCGGTTGCAAAAGGACAGTTTGATGATGATGATATCCCAACAATAGAATCTACCGCTACGATTGAACAACTTTCTGATGAGCGCACAGTTGACTTGGAAACGGGCGAAATTGCTTTTGACGGGGATTTTACTGAGGACGAATTACAAGCTGCTCAAAGCGGAAGTGAGGATAAATAATATGGAATTAGAGATTTACCTGTTAGAGATGGAGTTGAGTGTATATGAGTAAAAAAGAAGCCGCTGTTACTTTAGCGTTTATCTTCTCTGCAGGTTTCCTATGGCAGCTTGGTTGTGCTTTGGCAGAGGTAGTAGTAGAGTGGCATATTTGGAGAGGCTGTGTGATATTTTGAATATATTTGATCCTGACAAGTATAACGAAATTATGTCTTGTAACGCAATATTACTAAAATGGCCGCTAGGGCAGGTAAGGAGAACTTTTTATAAATCAAGGCCTGCTGGCGGTGAAATACGACTAAGAAGGACAGGCGGTTGTAGAATAATTTGGCCTTGGCAGACATTTTCTGCTAGGTATAAGAAGAACGGCAGGAAACTGCTTAAACGGCGGATAAAGCTGCATCACCGCAGGATTGAAGGCGTTGTGGTTGAATGGTTTCCTTATCAAAAAGGAGTGAGTGTGCGATATGAATAAAGTTGTTTTAATGGGAAGATTGACTCGTGATCCGGATGTTAGATACACACAGACAGGCAAGGTAGTAACCCAGTTTACATTAGCGGTAGATCGACCGTTCAAGTCTGCCGACGGAAATAAGGAAGTTGACTTTGTGCCGGTAGTGGTTTGGGGTAAGATTGCTGAAATGATTGGTAATGGCTGTCATAAGGGGCATAGGTTGCTTGTAGACGGTCGGCTGCAGATCCGCAGTTATGATGCCAAGGACGGTACAAAACGCTGGGTAACGGAGATCATCGCTAATAGCGTGGAATTTATTGAGCGTAGGTCGGATACAGCGAAACCAACAGATGAAAAAAGTGAGATGGAAGCATTCGGGCAGGCCGTACCGTTTGATGAAGAAATACCGTTCTAGGAGGCGGAAATGCAATACGATTACGAAAGAGCAGCAGCGATAATCAATGCCTTTAGGGATTTGGTAATGGAAATAAAATCCATTGATAATGCTTGTCAGACAGAAATCAAAGAAGCTGATATGGCCTTTTGCGATATTCGTCATAAATGTGAGATTGATTATCCTAAAAACAGGAGCACACGGACCAAAATTTGCAGATTGATGAAGGAGTACAGCGTAAGACGCCGGAACGCAAAAGAAACTCTCGAAGTTATAACGCCATTGGTACGATTTTTAGATAAAAATACTCATGCCAGTAATTTGATAGGTCAAATGGCAAACGAAACTCGCAAGGCCTTAGAAAACACCCGCAGAAGCAAAGTATATAAGGCGAGGGTGCTTCCTGAATTGTTTGAAGGAATGGAGCGATAAAAGTAATTATGCATATCAATATAAAAGCTATGCTAGCAATGATTAAAGATGAACCAGAGGACAAATATATACCAGTTTTAAAACCAGTTCTTGAGGCTCTATTAAACGAGAATAAGATGCTACGTAGGAAAAATAGCCAGCTTGGTGGGAAAGTGGCGAGAATGAGGAGAGCGCTCAACGGAGGAGATTGAGAATGAGGATACCTATGATATCAAATATTAAAAGGATGATGAAAAAATGGAAACAAGAACAATTAAATTAATAGAGGCAAGATTTTTCCAGTTAACCCTTCAGCCAATGAATGATAGTGCAGATAGCTGCAGAATCATTGCTGTTTCTGATGATTATTGTAAGTTGGTTAAATGGTATCAAGCGCAGATCGAATCTGATGGAAAGGGTGTAATGCGGTTCAAGCCAGGATCTCCGTTAGAATGGTTTTATCCTGCGGCATCTTTGGAACTGAATCGTTTAGACGCTTATGATCGTGGGATTTCTGATGAGTGGGTAAAGCTAAGTGTCTACGAAGATATTTTCGAGAGTAAAGATTATTATGTTGTTCGCTAAGCATTGGGATTGAAGGTGGCCTTATGGGTAATCGGATAATAAAAGAAAGTATATGCAGCAGCCCTACAATTGATCAACTCAGTTGGTTTGAAGAAGCGTTCTTCTATCGGCTAATAGTTAATTGTGATGATTATGGACGTATGGATGGAAGAATTCCTATTATTAAATCTAGGCTGTTTCCTTTGAAGGATATAACAAAAGCGACTGTTGATGATGCGCTAAATAAGTTATCGAAGGTAGGCTTGGTGGTTCGCTATGAAGCAAATGGGCAACCGTACTTGCAATTGGTAACTTGGGGTAAACACCAGCAGATTAGAACTCGTAAAAGTAAATATCCTGATCCACCTGATACAGCAAAGACGATTTTATCCACAGGTGTTGAGAAGTCAAACACTAACACTTGTAATCAAATGAAATCAAATGAAATCATTTGCCCGCCTAATCCAATCCAATCCAATACGAATACGAATCCAATACAATCCAATACAGTACTATATGAGTTAGTACTTAATACTGTAGGGAAAACCAAAGAGCAGTTAGTGTCTGACGCATTTGATGACTTTTGGGATTTATATCCAAAACAAACGGAAAAAGAAGTTGCTAAAGCTGCATTTCATTCTCTTGTTGATATTGGGATTTTTCCTGATGACATTGTTTCTGCTGTGCTGAAGTTAAAACGTGAAAAGGTAGGTACTCAGATTCGTTATTATAAAAAGCCGGCAGATTTTTTGAATTTTGATGTTATATCTAGATATCTGCCTAAGTATCTAAATAAATGTCCTATTTGTCAGTCTGCTGGGTTTGTCCCTGAAGAGGCAGGAAATGGTATGAAACAGTGTGAGTGTGCAGATAGGTACAATCATTTGGGGTGGCATTTTAAAGAATCTTAGGAGGGAGTGATATTTTTTATGGATAAAAAATTGATATATATTGCTCATCCCTTTGGTGGTGATGATGTAAATGTAAAAGCGTGTGAGGATCTCGTTCGGAAGCTGACGACTAATTGCAATAACTCTTATGTATTCATTTCGCCAGTACTTAATTTTGGTCATATGTATGTGGATGTTGATTATATCGATGGTGTAAATGTTTGTTTAGATCTGTTGAACGCTTGTGATGGATTATTACTTGCTAACGCTTGGCAAACATCCCGAGGATGTATGGCTGAGTATGCTTTTGCAAGGGCTAAGGGAATAACAATTTTTAGTCTAAAGGACTTTAACTTATGATTGATTACATCGTTTTATATACTTCATGTTTTGTCTTTACTGGTATATGTGTTGCCTTTGTTTATAAAGTCTTAACCAATAACAGGTTTTAGGTATACGCAAGATTACTTCACATTGGAGATGAACAGATTGGTAAAAAATAAAAAATACTCAAGGACCAGTTTAAAATATTGCGGTATTCCAATGGAAAAAGCATTGGACCAACATGGTTGCGATATAGTTCGTGATTTCTTTGGTAAAGTTCTCAAAGCTGCTACATTAGCTGCAGAGAATAATATACATATGGATGGTCAGGCAATTTCTAATTTAATGACAATGTATCGAAATAGGGTGATTTGATGAAAAAAGAACGCTATATGTCAAAAAACGAAATGTTAGATGCTATGAAGGTTGGTACATTCTCGGGAGAATTAGAAGCTATTGCTAATAGAACACCTGAATCGGAGTGGAGAAAGCGCTTGCGATCTGCAGCAACTAATTGCCAAAAGGTGTTAGAAGAACGATTATTTTGCTTGGATAAGGATCAACTGCAGACTGTACAGCGCCGTCATAATCATAACAAAATGGTTTATGTGACCAGTGACGATAAGAGATATGTACCAACTGATAAGGAGAATCCCCAGGAGCTTGTGACAGTATCTATTGATGATTTATATACGGTAATAGATCATGCGTTTGAATCGTGTCATCTATGTACACAAGGTATTAAAGTTGAAGAGTGTCGATATCGTAAGTTATACCATCGGTTAGGTGTTCCGGTCGCAAGAGATAATCCTGCAGCTGGTCAATGTGAATTTATGTGGGAGGAAAAATAAAATGAATATTGATAAAAATAAGTTAGTATCAGCAAGAGAGAACGCCCTGATGAATCAATTTGAACTGTCGCAAGCCAGCAAGGTAGATTTAAGTCTTATAAGACGTTTGGAAAGCATTGGCGGTGTGACGCCAAAATCCATTGCCGAAAAACTCGCTATTGCATTAAGCACCCGGCTGGACGATATAACGACCAGCGAAGATATAGGGCAAGAATCTACTGTCGAAGGCGGTAATTTATCCGATGGCGGTGTTGCCGTTTCAGAGCAGAAAGCTTTTTTGTTGGTTAATACAAGAAGAAGCTTAGGCCAATCTCCGGCACCGAGGCTAATCAGAATTGATCAGATAACATCTATGAGTGTTGATTTTAAAGAGCCTAAAATTTGGGTGATTTATGAGACCGGCAGTAAGGGAATGACCTCTACAGTAACAGAATATTTTAAATCATTTGATGATCGGGATACAGCATGGGCTTCTATTATGACCAAAATATCTGAAACTAATAATGTCATTAGGAGTGATGCGAATGGCTGCAATAACGCTGTTTGATCAGATTAATAAAGATAAAGTCATAAACTTTTGTGTTGAAAATGGCAAATGTTCAGATTGTGGTAATTGCTGCAGTAATTGTTTGCCATTAACTCAAGCTGAAATCAAAGTTATCAAAAAGCATATTAGGAAGAATCATATTCTTCCGGAGCATCATACTCCAGTATTGTCGGCAACTAATGCTGTTGATTGGGTTTGTCCATTTAGGGATGAGATAAATAAGCGTTGCAAAATATATGAAGTACGTCCGGCTATTTGCAAATTTTTCAAATGTGATGGCAAATTTGGGCAAACTAATGGTTTAGGCATAATGAAGTTAGTTGATGTTCGCAAAACTTTTTATCCAAATACGGTTTTAAATGATGATCATTATCAGAAAATTAGCAAGGTTATGTTGTTAATGGCCAGGAATTTTAGGTGAAATAGATATTGGAATTATTTAGAGCTGACAATGGAGTGTGATGATTAAAATGAAGAAATTAATTGTTTGCAGGGAGTGCGGTGAGCAGATTTTCTTTATTCGTACTCAAAGTGGTGCAAAAATGCCAGTCAATAAAGATCAGGTTGGGTATAATCTTGGCGGCAAAGATCGCATTGTAACGACTAATGGTGAGATCATTGCGGTTACAATTACAGATTATCCAGAATCTGGCGTTGGGTATGTACCGCATTGGAGTACCTGCATTGGAGCAAACAGAACCCACAAAGTATCACCGGTGCCGAAGAATAAAAAGAAAACCGTTCCAGAAGAAAGCTTATTTCAGGGAGTAGATTAAATGGGATGGGATAATTTACCGCCGCATCTAATGAAAAGAATACGTTCTGACAGTGTAACGCCTGCTTCGGCTTTACCATGTTGTGAACCGATTATGAAGTATAAGAATAAAATTACGGAAGTAGACGGCATACGGTTTGACAGCGAAAAAGAAGCTGACTATTACTGGCAGTTACACTGGCTTATGCGTGAAGGTATAGTAAAAGAGGTTGAACTACAGCCAAAATTTGTTTTACAGCCTGGTTATAAGAGGGAAGGTAAAAAGATAAGGCCGATTATTTACAAGGCAGATTTCAAGGTAACAGAAGCTGACGGGCATATATATTACGTCGATACGAAAGGGATGCGGACGCAGGTGTATATGATCAAAAAGAAGATGCTGCTATATAAGTACCCGGATATTGACTTTCGAGAAGAATAGGAGATGTTGAAATGGCTGAAACGGAACTGACAAAAGAAATTAAAAAAGCGCTGCCAGTAGAAGCACGTTATTTCGTGGAAGATTGGCCAGGGTCAGAAGATTGGTACATCTATAGGGGAGAGAGTCTTCCGCAGTGGATAAAAGAAATCGAAAAGATGGAGGAGCATACAAAGAATGATTGAAGTAGGAGAGAATTTAGCACTATTGATTGAATCTGCGATTATGTGTGCATTTTTAGCATTTTATTTTGGTCGGATGAAGAATGAATAAATATCATGCTGTATATAAATGTGCGCTCTGTGAGACACTTTTACTATATGGAGATTCCCACGAAGTCCCATATGATGCGTTGCCTGTTCTTATAGGTAAAGTTATCAAAAACCAACAGTTTGCGGGAAATCCATATTTGTATGAAGCTCCCTTGCAGATACCGCACAAGTGTAAAGATGGAAATTGTGGTATAGCATACTTTGCGGGTTTTAGAAAACAGGAGTGTGATAAACAATGAATGACAAAGCCTACTGCATACGAAGTAACAAATTTATGGAGAAAACCTGTACTAACACTAACTGCGACCGGCACGAAAAAAATGAGCCAGTCAATGGCGGTAATCACCGGCAGTGGGTTAATTTTGACGAATGTAATGATTACAGAACTAAGGACGTTGAAATTATTTGTCGTATTGGAAACTGTCTTGATTGTTCTCCAGCAATAGCGGAATCCATATATGAAAAGGCTGATGAGCTAAGCTTAGAAACAAAATATTCTATGGAAAGAGTAACAAACGATATATGTAAAATTTATAGGGTGTATGGGTATGAATTCTTGATTGATATGACAGGCGATGCATATTTAGGAGTCATATATGATTTAAGTAATAAATAATGGAGGTGCAGCATGGCTAAAATAGATGGACCTTGTAAAAATTGTAATGAACGTCGTGCTGCTTGTTGGGATAAATGTGATAAATATAAATCTTATAAGGCTGCTGCTGAAAAGATTAAATTTGAAAGGCGAAGGTACGAACAAAAAGAAAGGGACCTTGCTATAGATATTAGTAGAGCTATTGGGCGCACAAGAAAACATCGATGATTAATTAAAAGAAAGGAGCGTGAAGATGTGACTTTAGAGTATAAAGTTGTTTATCAATATTCTAATGATCCAGAGTTACGGCAACACTCTGAAACTGTTTATGCTGTTGATCCTATTGACGCTATGAATAAAGTTGAAACTATGATTAATTCTAAGACAAAAGAATCATTTGAAATTATGGCTGTTATTTTGGATGGAAGAGTAATTAAGTAAGTTGAATAATCAGGTTATATTATTGGAGTTGAAAGAAGGGAAGCTTATATGCAATTTATTGATTTTTGTGCCGGTATCGGTGGCTTTAGATTAGGTTTTGAAATGGCTGGGCATGAATGCATAGGCTTCGCTGAATATGATAAATTTGCAAGAAAAAGTTATAAAGCGATGTATGACACGGAAGGAGAGTGGGAAAAACATGACATCCGAGAAATCAAAGCAGAAGAAATCCCAAGAGCAGATTGCTGGTTATTCGGGTTTCCCTGCCAGGATATATCCACGGCAGGGAAACAAGCGGGAGTTGGGGGGGGACAGAGCAGATTGTTCTTTACAATCATGCGACTTCTTGAAGAATGCCCCAAAGAAAATAAACCCAAATTCGTTATCGCTGAAAACGTTAAAAACTTGTTGTCGATTGGAAGAGGTTTTGATTTCGCACGGGTACTCCTTGAAATGGGAAAAGCTGGGTGCAATAGAATCGAATGGCAAGTGCTCAACTCAAAAAATTTCGGAGTCCCTCAAAATAGAGAAAGAATCATCATTGTTGGATATCTTGGAAACGGATGTCCCAGAAAAATATTTCCTTTCAGAGGCGAAATCGTCAATGTTGTTAAGCAAATTGCCAATATCAGCACAAGAAGAAATAGAAGAAATCCTAGTCAAGGAAGGTGTTATTCCACCAAAGGAATAGCCCCAACTTTATGTGGTAACAGTGGTGGGCAGCTTCAACCTTGTATATTCGTAAAGGACGTGTGTAGATTAGGGGGGGTAATTCCTCACGCAGCATTCATAGATTTAAGCTCTCGGAAGCCGTGTTTAACGAAAGTTGCAAGATGTTTAAAAGCAAGATATGCTGCAGGTATTACAAATTTAGCGGCAGACAACAGTGGTTTAATATTAGTGGAGTAATAGCAAAAAATAAGCCATTTTTAGTTGATACCTTTTGTGCTTTAACTGCCACTTATTCAAGAGGACTATCGTTAACGGCTCAGTGTGGAAAGCCAGGTGTAGTCGTATGGAAGTAATGGCTGTTATAACACCAGAGCGCGCAAGTAAACGACAGAATGGTCGAAGGGTAAAACATTGTGGGGAACCTATGTTTACGTTGACTACACAAGATAGACACGGTGTTATTATAATTGGAGCGTTACCGATAAAGGAAGCAACTCATAAAGGTTACACGTGGGCTTTTGTTGGTGACAGCGTAAATGTAGGAGTACCGAATAGTAAAACAAGGAGAGGCAGAGTGGGCAGGAAGATTGCAAATACATTAACATGTCAGGCAGAGATGGCAGTGGTTGTAGAAAGTAATCGTTGGAAGCATCGTGTTAGGATTAGAAAGCTTACACCAAGAGAATGCTGGCGGTTACAAGGGTTTCCTGATTATTATTTTGATAAAGCTGCAAAAGTTAATAGTGATAGCCAATTATATAAACAAAGTGGTAATGCAGTAACTGTGAATGTAGCTTTTGCGGTCGGTATTATATTAAAACAGATAGAATTAGAACAATGTTGATTTGATAAGAGAACATGTCTAAGGTCAATACATGTTTTCGGAGGAAAAAAATATATGAGCATTATCAGCCGGAAGACCCTGAATATAATAAATAAAAAATATAGGCAAAGAAATTCTATCGAACAGGCTGTGTGGAGAACAAAACTAGAACGGCTGGACCGAGGTTCTTATACTGGTAATATCGGTTACTCGCAGCCTGATCCTACTGGTAATGCTGCTATTAGAAATGCAGAAGAAGTTTTGAAAGTAGAGATAACCAATGAACATGGATTTATAGTGACCATAGATTATCCTGAACGCTGGTTGAAGGTGATGGATACAATAATATATCATTACCAACAAAATGATGATGATCGGCATCAAAAGACACAGGAAATAGTTATGCGGCGGTATTTTAAAGGGGAGTCGCCAGATGTAACTGCTGGTCTGCTGGGTATCGGAAGGACAACTTATTTTGAACTATTAGACAAATTTTTGGCTGATACAGCAGCTGTTGCATTCCATGAAGGAGTATTGGAGCTCCCAATAAAATTGATTGACTTTAAATACGAGAAGTAAAGAAGTAAGTTCACAATAATTTCACAATTAGTCCCGGACTTTTTATCTTTTACACCGTGGTAAAATAATAGTGTAAAATTTTATAAAAAGTAAAAAAGCCGGGCGGACCACAAAAGAGTGAATCCGTTCCGGCTTTTTATATGTCATAATTGTCGATTTTTTAGGAGATAAGAAATGAAAGAGATTGCAATACATTGTGCCTATGACGAGCTTAAAAGTATAGCTGAAGTTGTAGCCAATCCCAGAAATCCGAATACGCATCCGGAAAAGCAATTGAAGCTTTTAGCAAAGATAATAGAAGCTCATGGGTGGCGGGTACCAATTACTGTTTCAAAGCGAAGTGGTTTTGTGATTCGTGGTCATGGCAGATTAGCTGCGGCTCAATTACTTGGTTGCGAAAATGTGCCGGTGGATCTGCAGGATTATAAAAATGATGCCGAGGAATGGGCGGACATGATTGCTGATAACCGCATTGCAGAGCTTTCGGAGATTGATCATGATGAGCTAATGCAATTGGTTGTTGACCTGGACAGTATGGATTATGACACAGGGCTGTTAGGTTATTCTGATAAATCAGTTGCGGAGATGCTGGCTGAATATGCTAAACAGGACATCAAGGAAGATGATTTTGATGTCGATTCTGCTTTAGATGAAATTGTTGCTACGCAGAGTAAGCTTGGCGACATTTACCAGCTTGGTCAGCATCGATTAATGTGCGGGGACAGTACAAGCGAAGTTGACGTGCTGAAGCTTATGGACGGCGGACTTGCTGACATGGTATTTACAGACCCGCCGTATAATGTAGATTACCAAGGCGGGACCGATGAAAAACTAAAAATCCAAAACGATAATATGCCGACAGAAGAATTCAACGAGTTCTTGCTGGCAGTCATGAAGAACTTATTGAAAGTCACAGCGCCTGGCGGTGCGATTTATGTTTGTCATGCCGATAGCGCCGGGAGTGATTTCCGAGGCGCAATGACAAAGGCTGGTTGGTCGTTAAGGCAATGCCTTATTTGGGCAAAAAATCAGTTCACACTGGGGCGCCAAGACTATCAATGGCAGCATGAACCTATTTTATACGGATGGAAGCCTGATGCTGGCCATAATTTTTACGGCGGACGGAGACAGAGCACCGTTATCCCTTCGCTGTTTCCGGTGACAGTTACTGAAGATGCCGATGGCAAGAAGCTGGTAACATTTAACTTTGGTATCGGTCAGGTAGTATTAAAGGTACCGGAATATATTGTTGTCGATACTGAGGATGCTGCTACCGTAGTCCATGTCGAGAAACCGGCCCGGAACGGAGAACATCCAACAATGAAGCCGTTAGCCTTGTGCGCTAAATTTATCGCCAATTCTAGCCTTGAAGGACAGTCGGTAATAGATTTGTTCGGCGGCAGCGGAAGCACGATGATGGCTGCTGAGCAGATCGGCAGAAAATGCTATACGATGGAGCTTGATCCAAGATACTGTGACGTGATTATTAGGCGTTACGAAGAAATGACCGGGAACAAAGCAGTAAAAGTAAATAAGTGATTTTCACTTATCCTCTCAATAAGCACATTTGCTAATTGGGGGTAAGTCAGCCAATGAAAAAAAGAGCCAGGCGTTGGAGCGCCTGACTCTTAGGCTGGAAAACCTCTCCCAGCGTAGGGAGATAGCACTAAGTCTGTGGCCACAGTTTCGCAGCTGCTATCTCAACTAATAATTATAATCTAACTGGGGTGAGAAAACAATGGAAAAAGAAACGAATGTTTGCAAAAATGATGCTTTACGGAGGGCTTTGTGGCGGCGTGCTACTGGTTATGAAGTAGAAGAAACAGAAATAATTGCTTCAAAGGATGGAAGACCGCCGAAAATAAAGAAACGTAAACGTCATATACCTCCAAGTTTGGAGGCTGCTCGAGAGTATCAACGACTTTATGGGAAGTTAGGGCCTATAGAGGAATAAAATTTAAGATTAATACAAAAGCACTCATAGTAAAATGAGTGCTTTTGTTATACATATAGAAAAAGGAAGGTGGCGGTTGATGCCTAAAGCGAGAAGTCCTGAACGTGATCGGGCATATGAAATATATAAAGAGAGTAATGGCCTTATTACATTGAGGGAAATCGCATCACGGCTGGGCGTACCTGAAAAGAGTGTTTCTGGGTGGAAATGCAAAGATAGTTGGGATAAAAAAATTAATGGAGTACTCCAATCGAATATTCGGAGTACTCCGAAGAGAAAAAATGTCGCTAAAAAAATCATTGAAGATGTTGAAAATAACGAAGAACTGAATGATAGAGAACGACTTTTTATTTTGGCATATTTGGAAACGCATAATGCTAAAATATCATGTTTACGAGCTGGCTATGACGTCCAAGAACGTTATGCACGTCAACTTGGATATAAGATATTAAACAGACATAGAGTGAAACTAGAAATTGAAAGATTAAAGAAAATTCGTAATGAAGCGATGTTTTTATCGTCAGAAGATGTGCTTGAAAAGTATATGCAAATTGCATTTGCTGATATTACTGATTTTATCGAATTATCTGGCTCTGGTGAATGCGTTAATATAAAAAGCCTTGATAAATTGGATGGTGGAGTTATTGAAAGTATAAAGAATGATAAATTTGGGATTTCACTTAAACTTTCAAACAGGAATAAGGCACTTGCTTTTTTGGCCAAGTATTTTGAAATGAATCCTATGGATAAACACCGTAAGGAATATGATAATAAGCGTTTAGAGTTAGAGCGTGTAAAACGTGATGATTCAAATGGACAGCAATCGAATGGAAGTGAAGGTCCTTCGGTTGTTTTTTATTTACCGGATAATGGTAGAGGCGATAATAATGGTGGTGTGAAAAATGATTAATGAAGCACCTAAAATTATTAGACCACAAGTAGGGCCACAAGAACTGTTTTTATCAACCCCAGCTGATATTGCTTTCTATGGAGGTGCTGCCGGTGGAGGGAAAACATATGCTTTGTTGTTAGAATCACTTAGACATACAAATAAAGGTGGATTTGGTGCAACTATATTTCGTAGAAATAGCAATCAGATAAAAAATGAAGGCGGTTTATGGGATACAGCAAAAGGGTTATATGTTCCGATTGGCGGCATACCTGTAGAAAATCCACAACCTAGATTTAGATTTAAATCTGGATCAAAAATATCTTTCGCTCACTTGCAACTTGAACGGGATAAATTTGCATATCAAGGTGCTCAGATTCCTTTGATTGGGTTTGATGAAATTACACATTTTACATCAGGCCAATTTTGGTACATGTTATCACGGAATCGTTCTACATGTGGAGTGAAACCATACATCCGTGGAACGACCAATCCTGATGCTGATAGTTGGGTAGCTCCGTTTATTCAATGGTATTGGGATGCCGATACTGGTTATCCAATCCCAGAGAGAAGCGGAGTGATTCGCTATTTTACTAGGTTGGGCGATGAAATCATTTGGGGGGATACACCGAAGGCTGTTATGGCTCATTCCCCTGAGATTATCAGAGAACAGGTCAAGAGTTTCACTTTTATTGCAAGTAAACTGACAGACAATAAAATTTTGATGGAAAAAGATCCAGGCTATTTGGGTAATCTTAGAGCTCTTGGAGCCGTAGAGCGCGAAAGGTTGGAGCATGGAAATTGGAAGATACGGCCGGCGGCTGGCCTGTATTTCAAACGTTCTTCTGTTCAGATTGTTGATGCTATACCGAGCAATGTCATTGCTTGGGTGCGATCATGGGATTTAGCTGCTACGATTCCGTCACCAATTAATCCTGATCCTGATGCAACGGCGGGGGTATTAATGGGTAAAACAGATAATGGGCTTTATATTGTGGCCGATGTAAAACGTGTTCAGTTAGCAGCTGCCGGAGTACGCAATATAACAAGGAATACAGGGGTTATTGACCGTGCCAAATTAGGTTTTGTATATATTACGGTGCCACAAGATCCAGGGCAAGCTGGCAAAGAACAAGCCGAAAGTTATATTAAGCATTTTACAGGATTTGCTGTTGATACTGTTCGGCCAAGCGGCAATAAGATTACACGTTCAGAGCCATTTTCAGCTCAATGGCAGGCTGGTAACGTATTGGTTCTTGCAGCTGACTGGAACGAAATGTATTTTTCGGAACTGGAAGCGTTTCCGGAGTCCGCACATGATGACATGGTTGATGCATCTAGCGATGCTTTTAATAAATTGCAGAGCATTAGTCCGTGGGGAGGTTTAACAAGCTAATGGTCAAAAACAATAGTAAAAAGAAGTCTGTTGATAGAACAGATGGATTTTTTAATACTTTTATTAGCCGAGGTGCGCGGCAATATACTAGAGATAATAGTTTCTTTTTGGAAGAACCTTTAACCTACCAATTTTTAGAAGGTATTTGGTCAAACAGGTTGGCTCAGAGAATATCGAGTTTGCCAGCAGAAGCTGCCTTGAAAAATGGTTATAAAATTGAGGGAGACAAAGATAACCTTATCATTCAATATCTTGATGAAAGGCTTGCTGAATCTATTTTGGCAGAAGCTTTAACATGGGCTCGTCACTTTGGCCGTAGTTGTATTTTTATGATTATGGATGACGGCGGGACTGAAGAGGAACCAGTAAATTGGGCTCGTCTTAGATCAATAAAATCAATGGAAGTATATGATGCGCAAAGCATTATTGAGGATTTTAGTGGGTATTTGATTAATGATGATCCAACTGATAAGCAGTTTGGCAAACCAGAATGGTATCAGATAACGCCGCCATTGAGTGGTAGACCTCTTTATATACATCACAGTCGATTGTTAATATTTGATGGTGACTTGTTGCCGAAAAATTTGCGGATTAGTCGTAATGGTTGCGGTATGAGTTGTCTTGAAGGTCTTATAAAAGGAATATATAGATGTGATACAGCTCAGGCGACAGCATTACATGCACTCGAACGCATGAGCACATCTCTTACAAAACTAAACGAATTAGGATCTAAATTAGCTACTCCGCATGGTGAAGAAGAGGTGCAGCGGCGTTTGGATTTAATTGATATGGCACGTAATATTTTAAATACTATTGCTTTATCTACGGATGATGAATATCAGGTTTTTAATGTACCGATGTCAGGAATTCCAGATGTCTTGGACAACTTTGGACAGTATATTTGTGCAATGACAGGTATTCCTTTTACAGTGTTGTTTGGACGTGCGCCAGCTGGGTTAAATAGTACAGGCCGTGGAGATTTAGAAAATTACTACAATGATGTCGTTGGTAAAGTTCAAAGGCGCCAGTTAAAACCTCAACTGGAAAAGTTAATAAAAACAGTTCAACTGTGTAAGGACGGACCAACTGGTGGAAGGGAACTTGAAAACTGGACTATTAAATTTAATCCACTATGGATACCAACTGAAAAAGAGATCGCAGAAACAAATAAATTAAATGCCGAGTGCGTAAAAGCTGAAATAGATACGATTAATTCTTTGATGGAAGCTCAGCTGCTCGATTCAAGCGAAGTACGGCCATATTTAGCAGAAAAATATGATTTGCCGATTAAGGGTAGTCTGTTGAATTTGAGTGATGATGATGATGAAACAGAATAATCAAATTAGATTTCTGCAACCGACAGTTAAAATTTTATATCCCGAAAGCTCAGAGCGTGAATATTATCGTTTGCTGAGAGCCATGGTCAGAATGTTGAATAAGTTATCTTTAGAAAATATTGAAACATTGAAAGATGTATTAAGGTATGATTCTACTGATAGTGAACGTATATCAGGCAAAGTGTTAGAAGAACTTGAAGTTAGTGGCGTAAAGGACGAAGTTATATCTGGTATTAAACGGGTCATGAAAGGTGTAGATAATACTGCGAAAGATAATTTAAGCCGCAGTTTTAGAAACTGCCTGCAGGTAGATGTATTTATAAATGATACAGGATTTCTTGAATCTGTAACATCTGAATGGTATTCTCAGCAATCTCAACATGTAAACAGTATTGTCAGCACTTATACAGATAAATTAGCGACTATAATCAGCAATGCTGTTCAACGAGGGTCTTTGTATAAGGATGTACAAAAAGAAGTAAAAAATCTTTATAATATAACGGATAATCGTGCAAAGTTCATTGCTCGTAACGAAATTGGAAATTTGAATGCTGTTACGACAAAAAGAAGGCAAGAAGAAGCTGGGATTTATTGTTATGAATGGCGCACTTCAGAAGATGAACGTGTACGTGTATCTCATGCAGAACTTAATGGGGATCTTTTTTTTTGGCATGATAGTAAAGTTGGAGAAATCAATGGTAGAAAAATTTATCCGGCTCCAAAGCTACATCCAGGAATGGATTATAGATGTCGGTGCATTGCCATTCCAATTATTGATTTAAATAATTGGAATGCTGCTGTTGTAACACCGATTGGAGAAGTTAAAGCGAATAAACGTCTTGAATTAAGTCCTTATGAAGTTAAGGAATTTAGGTTCTTTAATAAATTTGATGATGTTCCTGAAATAGATCGAGTAAGAAAATCTATAATTGATTTAGATGCTGATACAGGTATAAAATTTATCGTGCCAACGGATTTAGATAAAAATCTGCAAAATTTAACTAAGGATAAGTTATTACCGTATATTGTAAGTTTACCCGAAATTTTAAAAGAAAGAATAAAACAAGTCAGAATTTTGGATGTATATTGTCCTGCAGATAAAAAATGGGTTGAACTTTATCCGGATTTTACTCGAGCATATGCAACGGCAGAAGAATATGTTGTTACCTTTTGGCGTAATAATGGATTGGTTTTGTCTGATAGTAGAGTTCGAGAAATTTTGCTGCACGAAGGTGGACATCTATTAGATATTTTCTATGGTAATATTTCTTTGAAAGAAAAATGGTTAAAAGCTGTTAAAGCAGATACTAGTATACATGGATTGCCTGTTACTGAGTACGCTAGAAATGGACCGGCAGAAGATTTTGCTGAAAGTATAATGATATATTATACTTATGGTAATAAAGAGTTTGCTAAATATTATCCTAATCGGTATGGTATTTTGAAGGAGCTGCTGAAAGATGATTGAAGTTGGGAAGTTTGAAGAAAGACGAATACATAAAACTCCGCATGGTGGTACATATAGCATTGCTCGTTTTTATGACGGTAAAACAAATATGCCATGTGATAAGGAATCTGCTGATGTAGTTACGATCACAGAATATAATGATAAGGATGAGGATATATATAATACCAGATTATATCGAGGTGATGGCGTTAAGCACGGTACGATACCAGGCTTTTTGTTAAAGGGAAAATAAAAATTATAGTTAATCTAAGCACTTACAATTGTAGGTGCTTTTTTTATATCCATTTTTTATGAGAGGGGGTGATAAAATGCGGAAAGTGCAGCGATATGACAGTATGCAATTTGTTGCCGGTGCTGTAACGACACCTGAAGGGTTTTTACTTGATTCTCCGATTGTGGCCAGGACAGGTATTTATACTTATCTACAACCTGACGGTTCTGTAAGGCGCGAATATAGACCACCGGATGAGGTATTTGCTGAAGATGCTCTCGTTAGCTTTAAAGGGAAACCTATTACAGTATTACATCCTAAAGGTGGGAGGGTAACAGCAGACACTGCACATAAAGTAACCATAGGAACTATAATGTCACCAGCATATAGGAAAAATGATACTGATGTAGCTTGTGACATAATAATCCACTCGCCACAGGAAACTAAAGGGTTCAGAGAGTTGTCTGTTGGATATAGCGTAGAGTTAGAAGAAACTCCTGGTTTGACGCCTGATGGTGAACCTTATGATGCAGTGCAACATCTGATAAGGTGTAATCATTTGGCTGTAGTACCAAGTGCAAGAGCTGGAAGAAAGGCCCGGCTAAATTTGGATGGGAACGAAGTATTAGACGGTTTTGAAAGTGAGGAAAATAAAAACATGGTAAAAATCAGAATTGATTCAAACGAATTTGAAGTTGAGCAGGCGGTGGCTAATCACATTACTGCATTGACAAATAAATGTGACGCTGCGAATGTAAAAGCAGATGCTGCTGAAACAAAATTTACTCAGGTTATGACTGAGTTGGAAAAGGTAAAGACAGATGCTGCAGATCAAAAAGTAAAACTTGATGCAGCAGAAGCTGAAAGGGATGCTCTGAAAGGCAAACTTGATGCGGCTGCAGCTGAAAAAGAAGCTGCTATCGAAAAAGCTGTTGGAAAAGCTAAGGCAGAAGTTAAGGAACGTGCGGAGCTGGATGCTTGCGCTAAAAAAGCGCAGGTAGAAAAAACTGACGGTCTTGATAATAAAGCTTTAAAAATTGCTATTGTTAAGGCTTTGCGTGGAGATAGCGTTGATTTTGAAGGTAAGACGGATGATTACATCAATGCCTATTATGACAGTATCAAAAATGATTTAAATGATACTGACGAAGCAGTACGGCAACAACTTAACAAGGCGCGTCAAAAATTAGACGGACAGGAATCTCAAACCCCTGCTGCAAAACATCGTCAAGATATGATTGATCGTATGACCAACAAAAAGGAGGAAAAATAATATGCAACTGAAATATGGTGAAATGGATGTAGCCCTTGTTGGGCAAATTGCTGATTTGAGTAATAAAACAATTGATAGCTTTGCTGCAGAAGAAGCTCTTGATCCAGGGGTGCCGGTAATTCGTGGTTCGAATCCAGAAAAGCAGATAAAAAAAGCAGGAACAGGTACTCTAAAAGATGTAATTGGTATTACTGTTCATCAACACAAAGAACCCGATGATCCATACTATCCTGTTGGTTATTCCGTAGGAGTAATGACTCGTGGTCGTATTTGGGTGCCGGTTACTAAAGCAGTAACTGCAGGTAAGGTTGCCAATTATAAAATTGCAGATAATGGTTTTACTGATGAGGCTGTTGCAAGTGGAATTGAAGCTGTTGGTGTATCTTGCGTTTTTTTGACTAGCAGTGCTGCTGCTGGTATTGCTGAAATTGAAATTGGACATGCAAATGTTACTGTTACCGCTGGTGCGTAACGAATAAAGGAGGATATGTATATGAGTAATGAAATGAGATATGATGAACAAGATTTAATGGCTTGTAAAACTTCTGGGCTGTTTCGTGAAGATGCAGGAGAAAGTGTATTTTTTGCTCAGGAGCTTCAGAAAGTAAAAGCCAAAACATATGATGTAAAAACACCTGCGAATAATGCAATGAGCATTTTCCCGGTTACCAGTGAAGCAGATCCTGGCGCTGATACTGTTGCTTTTGATAGCTACGATTCTGTTGGCATGGCTAAGATTATTACAAACTATGCTGATGATTTGCCACGTGCAGATGTTAAAGCCCAGCGCACAATTGTCAAAGTGTTTGATATTGCTACTTCTTATGGTTATTCTATAAAAGATATTCGCCGGGCGAAGATGACTGGTAAACCGTTGACAACACGCAAAGCAGAATCTGCTCGCAGAGCTAATGATGCTTTGGTTAATAAAATTGCATTTCAGGGCGATGCAGAACATGGCATTCTTGGTATTTTTAAACATCCAAATATTACAAAGTATGTTTTGCCTGCAGATGGTGAAGGTTCTGCTACTACTTGGGATAAGAAAACACCAGTACAGATCCTTCGTGATATGAATAATGCGGTTTCTATGATTGTTGATATAACCAAAGGCGTTGAAATTCCGGATACTATTTTGTTGCCGATTGATAAATATAACATCATTGCAACTACGCTTTTGCCAGATTCTGGCGGGCAGACTATTTTGAGTTTCTTCCAGGAGAAAAATCCTTATATTCAAACAATCAAGTCTATCCATGAAGCATCTGGTGCTGGTACTGGTGGTAAAGATATTATGTTCATCTACAGAAATGATGAAAACGCACTTTCCTTGGAAATTCCTCTGCCTTTTGAGCAGCTTGCCCCTCAAAGGAAAAATTTGGAAATGGTGATCCCTTGTGATTCTTCCACTGCCGGTGTTATGGTATATTATCCTTTGTCTATCTGCATGGCAGAAGGCATCTAAATTAAATAGCTCCCCAATTTTAAGGGGAGCTATTTTTATATCTGAAAGGAGTGTAAAAATATGTTGTTAAAAAATATTTCTAAACGTTTAATTGTTGTTGAGGATAAAAAAATTATTCCAGGATACTTTGCTGAGGTAAGTGATACTTATGCTGCTCATCCGGTTGTAATTGATATGATTGCTAATAAAGAATTAGAAAAAGTGGAAAATTGCAAAGATGCTGCGACTATTAGTGAAGAAACTGGTAATGGCCAAGGCTCAGAAGAAGTTGATTTTAAAGATATGAAGGTATCTGAATTAGAGACTTATGCTTCTGAACATGGTATTGACTTAACTGGCGCAAAGACCAAAGAAGAAAAAATAGCGTTGATTAAAGCAAATGAAAGTAACTAATCATGAATGCAGAAGAACACAAATTTGTTGAATTATTTCGCTTGTTAGCACCTGATTTAGCAGATGCTAAAGAAGATATGATTATAGCAATGCGTAACCTCTGTGAACCGATGTTGAATAAAGAAAGGTTTGGTGATCTATATGATCAGGCTTTAGCATATCTTGTTGCTCATCGGTTAGCGTACATCAATGTTATCGCAGAGAATGGGGCAGGATCTTCGGCTGCTACTGCAGGTAGTTTGGTTTCTGAAAAAGAGGGAGATTTGGCACGTTCTTACAGTTCTTCAGGAGTTGGCACTGGTTCTTATATTGACAATTTAGATAAAACTGCCTATGGCATGGAATTTAAACGTATAAGAGATATGTGTATAGTTTCAATTGTTACGAGGTTTGGTTAATATGAGCGGCGTGTTGGATATTGACCTAGGATGGAAGAATCTACTCAAAGAATTGAGAGGATTGTCTAAAAAGGAGATTAAGGCTGGCATTCAGGGGGGAAAAACGAAAGATGGAACTGCAGACCTTGTTACTGTTGCTGCAGTTCAAGAATTCGGCGCAATGATATTTCAACATCCAGGTGAGGTTACCGTTTACCGAAAGGTAAAAAAAGATGGTAGTTTTGCAAATAATGGAAGATTTGCAAAAAAATCGAAAGCGAATTTTAGTAGTACTCATAGAAGTATGGGACGGTTAATTATTATTCCAGAACGTAGTTTTATAAGGGCAACTTTTGACGAGAAATCAGATGAAATTGGTGAACGTGCTGAGGCAGCTGTTACGGCTATCATTAATGGCGCTGACGTTAGTAAGGCGCTTGCACGAACCGGACAATATATTGAAGGGGAGATTAAGCGCAAAATTGGTAGCGGACCGTTTACACCAAATAGCCCAGCAACTATTAGGAAAAAGAAAAGTAGCAAACCTCTTATTGATACTGGTCACATGAGACAGTCGGTTCGTTATGAGATTGGAGATAGATCAGATGAGTAGCTTCAGAAAGCCGTTAACGATTTATCGTTATGAAGGAAAACCGGTTTTACAGGGTAACGGTAAATTTATTCTTCCTGCTCAGGAGAGTTTTGTTATAAAGGCATCTGTGCAACCGTTAAAAGCTACGGAAATGGATGCGTTACCAGAAGGTAGGCGTGGGAGTCATGCTGTAAAAGTTTATTCTGATACGGAATTATATATGGCCGACCAGGGGACTGGCATACAGGCTGATCAATTCGAGTGGCTCGGACGGAAGTATGAAATTGTTGCTGCAGATGCATACCAGTGTGGTGTTATAAGTCATTGGAGAATGTATGCAGTGGAGGTGAGATCTCATTAGTGAAGTTAATGTCAGAGAAAGAGTCATAGATTTTTTTGCATATTGCTTACGTGATCTATATAAGGGATTACCGGTTATACAATCGAAGCAAGACATTGCAATTGAATACGAACGATACCTTCTTATTGATTTAATGGCCGAGAAGAATATCGGCAATAGTGAAAAATGGGTACCTGAAAAAGAAGAGGTACATATTTTGGGATTAGTAGAAACAACTTTAAACATAAGAGCCTTTGGCACTGGTAGTGTCGAGGTTCTTTCGCTTTTAAATGGGTACTTAACATTACCAACTATAGTCGATAAATTCCAAGAAGCTAACATTGCTGTAAATAGTATTGGTAGTGTCATGGATCTTACTGATTTAATTGATGGTAGTCGTTACGTTGAAGAAGCTGCAATTGATTTAACTGTTTCTTACGATCGAGATGCGATTTGTAATCCTGGCTGGTTTGAAACGGTGTTTATTGAGGGGCGGTTGACTGAAAAGGGAACCAATCATGTGATTGCTTCAGGGATTCATTTTGAAGCAAATATAAATATTGAAAAGGAGAATGAATAATATGGCTAATCTTGATAGAATCATCAATGCCCAAATATCTTTAAATACAACAGGCATTAGTAGTGCTGGATTCAGCACCTTGATGATTGTTGGTCCACATGCAAACAGTTTGAGCCGTGTGTTGACTATTACTGATGTAGATGAGTTGATGGATATGGGATTTACATCAACAGATGCTATTTATCAGGCGGCGAGTGATGCATTTGCGCAGACCCCTCGTCCAAGTGTAGTTAAAATAGGACGGTTCCAATGTGATACAGTGAAGGTAAAAATGCCGATGGCTGTTGTGGAAGGAGCAGAATATGGTGTTTCGGTACAACGTTTAGATGGCAATGGCAATTTGATTGAAATCAAAGCAATTTACATAGCTCAATCGTCTGATACTGTAGACAAGGTAATGACGGAATTATCTAATAAGATTGATGAATTGGATACTGCTCCTAAATTTTATGCGGTATCTGTAATGGAGGATGAACTTGTTGTTAAATCCACCGATCCCAAAACAAGCTTTGTAGTTGTTCCAAATGGAAAACTGGAAGTGAGTAGCCAGGAACCCGCTACAAATATTGATGTGAGCAGTAATATGGCAATGATTTGTGATGCTGATAATGACTTCTACGGTATTTGTTATGTGGATCGTACTGAAGATGCTGTTTTAGCTATGGCAGAATGGACAGAAGCTCATATTAAATTATATGGTGTTACGGTTACTGCTCCTGGAGCGAAAAATGCGGAAATAACCAATGATATTGGATCTAAATTACAGGCAGCTATGTATTATAGAACTCATTGGTGGTATCATGAAAAAGATAATGAGTATCCTGAAGCTGGAATTGCTGCACGTTGTTTTGCAATCGATCCTGGTGGCGAAACTTGGGCCAATAAAAAATTATCAAGTATTACTGTAGATAATTTGAATGAAACTGAATACAATGCCATCAAAGCTAAAAATGGCAATACATTTGAGAAATTCCGTAATGTTACAATCACTCAAAATGGCAAAGTTGCTGCAGGGGAGTGGATTGACGTTATTCGGTTTCGTGACTGGCTAGTAGAGACGATTCAGACGGAAGAATTTAGTATGTTGATCAACAGAGACAAGTTGCCGTTTTTAGACTCCGGCATTGGCCTTGTTGAAAGTACACTTAATGCGGTATTAATTCTTGGGCAAAAACGTGGTGGTATTGCCGAAAACGAATTAGACGATGATAATAATGTTATTCTTGGCTTTAAGATATCTGTGCCTAAAGCGGCAAATATTTCTGCCAATGTAAAAGCTCAACGTGTGTTGCGTGATGTGCAGTTCACCGCTCGTTTGGCTGGTGCAATTCATGCGATGGAGATCAAAGGTTCTTTAACGTATGAAAATATTAAGAGTGCATAACGGAGGTGTAAGATATGCCGAATGTAAAAACATATGACCCCAAGAAGGTAATGGTAATTTTTGGGCCAGTTGTGTTGACTGGTTTTGCTGAAGATACGTTTATTAATATTGAAACAGATGGCGATGGCACAACGGCTGTTGTTGGATGTGATCAGGAAATCGTTAGAAGTATTGATCCTGGCAGCATCATCAAAAAGGTTACACTTTCTTTGTTGCAATCAAGTGATAGCAATGATGAATTAAGTGTTATCCATGACGTTGATAACCAAGCAGGTGCAGGCTTGATGCCTTTGGCAATCAAAGATCTGTCTGGAAGATTGTTGATGATGAGTGATCAAGCTTGGATTACGAAAAAGCCAAATGTCAATCGTGGCAAAAGTGCTAGTGAAGGGAAATGCCAATGGGTACTATTAGCGGCTGTACCTGATTCTGCTTTCCTTGTAGGAGGTCATAGTTAATGGAATTAGCAAATGTCAAAATAAAAGAAAAAGAGATTGGTGAAAATGTGTATTTTGTACGACCGTTTCCGCCGCAGAAATCTTTGGAACTTCTTGGCGATTTACAAGCTGTTGTGACATCTTCACTTGATACAGCAGTGGATAAGAAAGATGATATTGAGTCTAACACTGAAGAAGAATCTGTGTTAGATAGAAATATCAACATTGGTGCAATTATTTCTGGTGTTGGTAAAAATTTAAAGGGACCAGTCCTGGTAAACTTTGCCAATAGGATAATTAACAAAGACTTTATTTCTATCAAAAGGCCGTCAGATGAAACTCCTGTAAAATTAGAAAAAAATATTTCGGATAATATTTTTGCAGGACGATTAAAAGAAATGATTCAGTTGATGTACTTCGTCTTGGAGGTAAATTATGCTGATTTTTTCGAGAATCTTCCCGACCTTTCTGGAATCCTTCAGGAGCTTGGGATAAAGAAGAAATAACAATACCAGGTAAATTAAGACCTGATTTAAGTAGAGAGTCATTGATATGGCGTCCGGTATTAGCTGGGAAAGTAACAATGACGGAACTTAAATTAGGTCTTGTTAATTTGGTTGATTTATTGAAAATCAATGCGTTGCTCGACATGGAGGCTGATATACAACGTTATGCAGCAGAGCATCCCAAAAAGGATGGTGATGAACATTGAAGCTAAGAGAATTGTTAATAGGTATTGGTTTTAAAGTTAATGAACAAAATATAAATGCAGTTGAAAGTAAAATAGGAAAAATCAAAAAAAATCTTAGTGAAGTTGGGACAGCATCTACTAGAGCTGCTGACATGACTAGTAAAGGCATGGCCACAGTTGGTAATGCATCTGAGCGTGCGAAACAAAAAACAGAAAGCGCGTTTTCTGGTATTGAATCTAAAGCTCGTGGTGCCAATGAAGAACTGCACAAGATGGATAGTACTTTAACCGGCTTAAAGAATAAGTTTGTTGGTGCATTAGCTTTTTTGGGAGTTACTCTTTCTTTAGGGAACATTATCAGGATGGTTGATGAATGGAAAGTTGTTAATGGACAGGTTGCATTGACTACTAAAAATCAGCAAGAATCTTTGATGGTACAAAAAGAACTTTACCGCATGGCTATTGATACCAGACAGGCATATGCATCTACTGCTACATTATATGCATCAGTAGCGAGGAATTCTTCTGAATTAGGGAAAAGTGCCGAAGATGTTTTAGGTTTTACTGAAGATGTATCCAGAGCAATGATGATTGGTGGTGGCAGTGCTGCATCTCAACAGGCCGCACTTATACAGTTGGGGCAAGCTTTAGGTTCTGGCGTACTCCGTGGTGATGAGTTGAATTCTATTATGGAGCAAGCGCCACGTTTAGCTAAAGCTATTGCTGAAGGTATGGGAACAACGATTGGCCAGCTTAGGGTACTTGGTAAAGAAACCGGGAGACGGCTCCCGAGCCAGCCCGCTCAGGCGGAGCTGTTGAACCGCC